GATTATTATGAACTTTATCAAACATTTACTTATGTGAATCAAGAATCATATCGCTTAGACCACATTGCATTTGTAGAATTGGGCGAAAAGAAATTATCATATGCTGAGTATGATAGTATGACAACATTCTATAAGAATGACTTCCAGAAATTTATGGAATATAATGTCAAGGATGTTGAACTTGTCAAGAAATTAGAAGACAAGATGAAGTTGATTGAACTTGCAGTATCACTCGCATATGCCGCAAAGGTAAATTTCAATGATGTGTTTGGACAGGTTCGTACTTGGGATTCGATTATTTACCACTATTTAATGGAACACAATATCGTGATTCCACCGAAGACCACAAGTAGGAAGGATGCTCAATACGCAGGTGCTTATGTAAAAGAACCAATTGTTGGGATGCATGATTGGGTTGTATCATTCGACCTTAACAGTCTATACCCGCACCTGATTATGCAGTACAACATCAGTCCCGAAACTAAGATACAACAACAAAAAGATTACATGATTACACCAAACAGCATTCTCGGTGAACAGTCTGACCACTTTAAGAAAGCATTGAAGACTCACATTGACAAAAATCATTCTGTTGCCGCAAATGGCACATGTTACACAAGAGAACATCAGGGGTTTCTTCCTGCACTGATGGGGAAGTTGTATGAAGAACGAAAGATGTACAAGCAGAAGATGCTTGAGTGTCAAAAACAAAAACAAAAAGTTATTAGCAATCCTCCTGCAATGGGCAAAGATGTTGCCTGCAAGAGGTTGGATAAAGAAATTGCAAAGTACCATAATTTTCAGTTGGTTCGTAAGATTCAATTAAATTCTGCTTATGGTGCTATTGGTAATGAGTGGTTTCGTTACTTTGATGTTGATATGGCAGAAGCCATTACTTTGTCGGGACAATTGAGTATTCGTTGGATTGCTGATAAACTGAATGAGTTTTTAAATAAGACATTAGACACAGAGGATTATGATTATGTTGTTGCTAGTGATACAGATAGTGTTTATATTCGGCTTGGGAATCTTGTGGACAAAGTGGCTTCCACCAAAACCAAGCAGGAGGTGGTCGAATTCCTCGACAAGGCCTCAGAAGAAATTATCTTACCGTTCATCAGAAAAGAGTACGACAAACTTGCAAAAATGATGAACGCTTATGATAATAAGATGGTGATGGACAGAGAGTGCATCGCAGACAAGGGAGTATGGACTGCAAAGAAGCGTTACATGATGCGTGTGCATGATTCAGAAGGTGTTAGGTACAACCCACCCAAACAGAAAATAATGGGCATTGAAACGACTCGCAGTTCCACACCACAGGTTGTCCGTGACTCATTGAAGAAGGCCATCAATTTAATTCTTACCAGTGATGAAGCAACGGTAGTTTCTTTTATTGAGAATTTCAAGAACGAGTTCTACGAGTTACCTCCAGAGGATATTGCCTTTCCCCGTGGGGTGAATGGTATGGAAAAATATTTTGATAGTACGAATATTTACTGCAAGTCCACCCCTATTGCTGTAAAGGGTTCGTTGATTTACAACCACTACATTGACAAATTTAATTTAAGTAAGAAATATCGAAAGATTATTGATGGTGATAAAATTAAATTTATTCATTTGAAGATGCCTAATCCACTAGGTGGTATTGGCGGTCGTGACCAAGTTGTTGCTTTTCCAAATTCTTTACCAAAAGAATTTAAGTTAGAAGATTATATTGATTATGAAATACAATTTGAAAAGTCATTCCTCGGTCCTATCAAAAACATTCTAGATAAAATAGGGTGGAATCACGAACAGGTTTCTAGTTTGGAAGGATTTTTTGTATGAGTGGTCACATATCATTTAAATCGGTAACATTTATTTTAAAGTTGTTGAACAGGCAATTGAAAGAAAAAAGAAAAATACTAAAGGAACAGCAGAACATCAGTGATATTCCTGTTGAAATTTACAAGAAAACACTAGCATCTTGTAAAGAAATAGAGTATACTATAAAGGAAATGGAGAAATTCTTATGAGTTATATTGAAGGAACAATCTTAGGCGAAATTATTGACCGATGTGTTGATAATTGGGCAAACCTTTTTGGGTTTGTTGATGCACATGATAGGGAAAGAGAAGACGATTTAAAAAAATATGTTGACAAGGTAATAAAACTTGATAAAGAAGGTTTGTTCACAAAGAGTCCAAAGAAAAAGGCAACACGAAAGAAGAGGGTGAAGAAGAATAAATGAGTAAATTTCTAAAAGATATTATTAAAAATTCTGGTAATGAATATGCCGGTATTGCTGAAGATGGAATTGAAGGAAGTGATGTAACGGGATTTGTAAACACTGGTTCATTTGCATTTAATGCATTGTTGTCTGGTTCACTGTATGGTGGAATGCCAGATAATAAAATTACTGCACTTGCAGGAGAATCTGCAACAGGCAAGACTTACTTTGCTTTAGGTATGTGTAAGAAATTTCTTGATGACACACCAGACGGTGTGATTCTTTACTTCGACACAGAGCAGGCAATCACTTCTGATATGATTCGTGACCGAGGAATGGACCCTGCACGGGTTGCAATCTTCCCTGTTGCCACGGTAGAAGATTTCAGACATCAAGCAATTAATATTGTTGACAAATACATTGAAAGTAAAGACAATAAACCTGTGTTGGTTGTTCTTGATTCTCTTGGTATGTTGTCTACAGAAAAAGAGATGGCGGATACCGCAGAAGGTAAGTCTACCCGTGATATGACGAGGGCCCAAGTTATTAAGGCGACATTCCGTGTTCTCACTCTTAAGTTGGGTAGAGCAGGAATTCCTTTGGTGATGACTAACCACACCTATGCTGTCATTGGTTCATATTTTCCAACGAAAGAAATGGGCGGTGGTACTGGTTTGAAGTATGCCGCATCTACGATTGTTTACCTTTCAAAGAAAAAAGATAAAGACGGAACGGACATTGTTGGTGGTATTATTAAATGTAAATTATATAAAGGCCGCCTTACAAAAGAAAACAAAGAGGTAGAGGTACAGTTGAACTATGATACTGGATTAAATCAATACTACGGACTTGTTCCCCTTGCTGTCAAGTATGGAATATTCAAAAAGGTATCAACACGAATTGAATTACCTGATGGAAAGACGGCTTTTGAAAAATCAATCAACAATGAACCTGAAAAATATTACACAGATGATGTAATGCAACAACTTGAAGAAGCCGTTGGTAAAGAATTTAAATATGGAAGTGAGGTTACTGATGACGATTCCGAAGTACCAGATAGTGCCTGACTACTCTTCTTTCTTTACACCCATTCATATTTTAGAAGGTGACTATAAGGATTGCATCTATCATTATGGGAAAACGCAATTAGTCGAAGACGAAGATGAATATGGGTCAACCTATATGAGAGTAAAATTCGATTATACAATGTTAGAGAACCCAAGCAAAGCAAAAGAAGACCAAGACTTTGTTGATTGTGCGGGAAATATTTTGGTAGAAATTCTGGATAAGCAAATGCAAGAAGATGCTTCTCTTATCACAGTAGTTTCAAATGATGAGGCAGGCTTAATTGGCAACCATAGAGAAGATAATTTTATCGAATCTGATTAACAACGAGGAATTTTCTCGTAAAGTTATTCCGTTTCTTAAAGCAGAATATTTTCAATCAAGAAAAGACAAAATTGTCTTTAATATGATTGCAGAGTATATTCTGAAGTATAATTCTACTCCCACAAAGGAGTCTTTGTCCATTTCTTTAAGTGAGAAATCAGACATAACAGAAGAGGAACATAGAGAATGTGAAAGCATTATCGAAGAGGTTTCAGAAGTAACAACAGACCACGATGAAGATTGGTTAACAGACAAGACTGAAATGTTTTGTAAAGATAAGGCCATCTACAATGCAATCCTAGACTCAATCCATATTCTTGATGGTAAGGATTCTACCAAGACCAAGACGAGCATCCCCACAATTTTAAGTGATGCATTGTCGGTTTCATTTGATAACCATGTCGGTCATGATTATATTGAAGATGTGGATGACCGATATGATTATTATCACAAGGTCGAAGAACGACTTCCGTTTGATTTAGAATATTTTAATAAAATTACAAACGGTGGAACACCAAACAAGTCATTGAACATTATTATGGCAGGTACGGGTGTTGGTAAATCTATGTTTCTATGCCACCATGCGGCCGCATGTATGACTCAAAATAAAAATGTTCTGTATATCACATGTGAGATGGCAGAAGAACGAATTGCTGAACGAATTGATGCAAACCTTATGGACATTCCTCTTGATGATTTGAAAGACCTTCCAAAAGATTTGTATGATAAAAAGTTTAGTCGGGTTATGAACAATGTACGGGGCAAATTAATTGTTAAGGAATATCCTACTGCATCAGCAAGTTCAATTCATTTTAAGCATTTATTAGAAGAGTTGAAAATGAAAAAGAAATTCATCCCTGATATTATTTTTATTGATTATTTAAATATTTGTGCATCTTCAAGAATGAAAATGGGCACCTCAGTGAATTCATACACCTATGTAAAATCTATTGCTGAAGAATTACGAGGCCTTGCGGTAGAATATAATGTTCCCATTTGGTCTGCAACACAAACAAATCGCCAAGGATATTCTAACAGTGATGTTGGTTTGGAAAACACATCAGAGTCATTTGGACTTCCCGCTACAGCAGATTTTATGTTTGCTTTAATTGCTACAGATGAACTAAATGAATTAGGTCAGGTATTGGTTAAACAATTAAAAAACAGATATAATGACACTCTGGTTAATAGGAAATTTGTGATTGGTTGCGATAGGCCTAAGATGAAGTTTTATGATGTTGAAAATAACGCACAAGCCGGTCTGGTTAATTCGGGTCAAGCAATAAGCACAACTGATTCGTTTGGGAGTGGTTTTGACGGAAAGAATTTTGATAAAGATTATGATAGTAAATTTAAAGAGAAATTTACGGAGTGGAAAATATGAGAATTGAAGACGATTTTAAACTTGACTATGCTGATGTTCTTATTAGACCCAAGCGTTCTGAACTAACATCAAGAAAACAAGTAGAATTACATAGAACATTTCAATTTCCTAATGGTAGAGTGTGGACTGGTATTCCTATCGTTGCCGCAAATATGGACACAACAGGTACAATCGAAATGGCAAGAGTTATGTCTGAGAATGACATGTTAACTTGTCTAAGCAAACATATTTCTACTTGGCCGACTGATGAAGATTACGAAGATGCGAATATGGCAATTTCGTTTGGAATGGGCGACCAAGATGCAATGTCTTTACTAACTGTTGATGGTGCTTTAATAACTAGCGAATATGCAATGTATAAAGATTTCATATGTTTAGATGTTGCAAATGGATATACCCAACGATTCATTGATTTCGTGAAGGATGTTCGAACACACTGGCCAGAAAAGATTATCATTGCCGGAAATGTTGCAACATCGGAAATGACAGAAGCACTTTTGTTAGCAGGAGCAGATATTATTAAAGTAGGCATTGGCCCCGGCAGTGTGTGTACGACAAGAAAAGTTTCTGGAGTTGGGTATCCTCAATTATCCGCAGTGATGGAATGTGCAGATGCCGCTCACGGTTTGGGTGGATTTATTATGGCGGATGGTGGTTGTCAATCTCCCGGCGATATCGCCAAAGCATTCGGTGGTGGTGCAGATTTTGTTATGTTGGGTGGAATGCTTGCCGGACACGATGAGTGTGCGGGGGATGTCATCGAACATAACGGG